TCTTGCGTCAATTGCTTGCTTTGAAAATACGCAACATCCAGTATATTGGCAGCTTTGCAGACTATGAAGCAGATATGTTTGCACACGATGTCTTTCTTTTTTGAATTGAACTTATTCTCAGGACAATTGCACCAAAAGCTTCCTTTTTCATTCATACCGTGCTTATACAACTTCACTTCATATTCGCGTTCCGCCTCCGCGTCCATCCCCACCCCCGCGCGAATGTAAAATGTACCAGCGACGTTTGCAGTACGACGCACAGTGCTGGTGTTCTCAACGTACCTTGACAACATAAACTGACTTTCTTCGCGATGCAAGGTTTCTAAGGTATGACATTGGTTCTGACCAATAGGACGCCTTTCATTCATTAGATTTATCAGGTCCGTAAGTTTCTCTGGCGCACACAAAAATCTGCTCGCACGTCTCTCAATCTCTTCACTGCACTTTATGGCCCGATCCATACGATACGTGATGAAATCCAGATGTTCTTTCAAGTAAAATCGGTACGTCTCCAACGACTTCAAACTCAATGTGTCAAAGTTGTACACAATATTTTCAACACTTGACAAGTTGCTGCGCGGACGACGCATTTTGGGCGGCATTTTTCGCAAACCATCTGAATATTCAAATGACTATTCCTTTAAATAGAACCACTCGTCATCGTGAAAGAGATAGCTCAATTTATAGTGCTTCCCTTCAAAAATGTAGTGACTGCAACCGTCATCAGTGAAGCTTTTCTGAGTGGCATTCTTGGGCTGAGGGACCCATTGTTGTGTCACATTATCAAAGATCGCCTTGACCATGTCGCTCATCTTTATGCCATATTTCGCTAGTAGCTTTTCGGCATAAATCGACTCTTTTGCACTCGATGCACTTTTCCGGAGTGTTGTATGTTGTTCATCCCACCAAGTCATATTTAAAATTGTATAATAAGCCATTGACACAAAGCCTTAAACTCGCGAGGGCCATTGAGGCGCGTACTTAAAGGCAAGCCGCGTAGGACTTATACAGGAAGCCTCCCAGGCCTTTGACAAGAATGATTTCTACCTTGCTCACAAAGAGTGCGAAAGATCAATCGCGTTGCGTGGTCGAGGCTTATTTTTCGCCAGTGCCCGCGGGTGCCGCTGGATCGGACGTTACCCGCGGGACTACCGGATGCATTGGATGGCCCGATAGTGTTGCCGCATGTGTGGTGGAAGCTATGGGCTCAGAGGCGAGTGTTCAACGTCTCGTCGAATACCAGCATCGTGATCTCACATACTCCTATGATCTTGCATCGGATGCTCAGCGCGCCTATCGCCGAACTGTGATCAACGAGTCCAACGGAACTGGAGTCGATGCCATTTTATACGATGAGGAAACGCTACCTTCGCATTTATACCCATGCCTCAATGAGGTCACTGATCGCCGCACAATTCATCGCTTGACATGGCGCGTGAACAACCGTATGTATCTTGTAGTTGATCTCGAAAAAGAGCAAGATAATAAGATCGCTTCTTACGTTTATATTCGCTACCAGCATGCTGATAACGTCGACACAAAAAGAATAGACCAAGACTATCAGGTGCTTGCCGATCGGATCGGGCGCCACTTGCAGAAGTTATCGTCATAGATGCACTCGAATGGCATTGTTACGGCCACGGTGAGATCGCGGAATACAGCACGGAGAATGCGGCTCGTTTGGAGAGTTCCAACAAGCGCAATCCCAATGCTCTCGGAGTGTGCACCTGGCGCTTCGTATACGGGATATACATCTGGGTTCTCTGTCTTTCTCAGGTACAATGTTGTGCTCGCCGGACCCGATGCGACTGTCCGGGCTTGAGAAGGAGCAAGCGCAAGCGTAGGCTTAGCAATAGGCACAATAGCGGGCACGATTGCAGGCGGCGGCTTGGGTGGCGACTCACGAGCCTCGCGGAAGTTTGGTGCATCCTTGACATTACGGTGCACCTCTTTGATCAAGTCCGCATTGAAATTATATAGCTTTGGGCGGAACTTGAGATAGAACGGCCAAAAGTAGACGCCTCGGCACGTGTAAGGCAAGGTATCGGAGAGTTGAACGAGGGCATCAAAGCCCTCTCGGCTAGCATATGCAAACTTCTTGGCCCGAAAGTGGCACACGTCGCACACTAGATCTGGTGTATACTGTTCGGCGAGTATCTTATGAACGAGCTCAATCCGCTGAGGAAGTGGAACCCGATCGAGGCGCTTACCATTCATACCGATGATATCATTAATCAGAAAGATCCATTGCCTTGGACCAAGCTCATCTTTTGTCTTCACCATTTCGCCGTCAAGCAATGTATTGTCGAACAAGGACTCGTCGAATAGCCCGCGACCTAAAATGATCCGCGGCTTCTGGTAGTTAGGCTGCACCTTCTTGTCGATAAAGAATATGATAGGAGTGTCCTCATACCGGGTAAAGTATAAGAAATAGGGATTACCATTGCTGCGAAGGCAGGCTAGATGAGGCGCATTCGCAATGTGGTTGAAACCTGTGGCATCAAGTGGTTGCCAATGGCGCTGCAGAATTCGCAGCTGAAAGCGAGACTCGATGTCATTTAAAATAAGATCTTTAGTGTCGGACGACTTGATGTTGTAAGCAACACGGTCGCAAAAGGAAATCACACCTGTATGCATTTTCACGCTCAGCTCTTAGACTTATTACGCGCCATGTCCTTAAGCCGAAATCGACATAGGCATGAGGCGCATATTTTGATCGCCAACAGCTACGCACATGGGGACATTTGCAAGGGGCAGATCAGTTGACTGTGCCTTCGCATAAGGGCATGCACCCACTGGGCGGCGAGGGTAGTCCTCAGGCACGCACGTCTTTACACCCGAGAAGTAGCCATTAAGCTTTGCCTCGGATGCTTTCGCAGCGTCGGCGGCTTTCGCGGCATGTGCAGCTTTGGCTGCTGCCTCCGCTACTTGTGCAGATTGGCCTACAATTGCGGCCGATGCGGGACCTACGGGTGCAGATGTGCAACCTGCAAAAAAGCTCGGAAGGATCACAAACAAGAATACTATAATTGTAACCGTAATGAGGATCGCCCAAAATAGCTCCTCTAGCATGCTGCCGCTAAGCTTCTACTTATTAGTTATATAATAGCTATTATATAGCTATATAATTGGTCGCATGAACCGTAGGTTTTGTGACTTTTGCGGGAATGAGAAGTTGATGATTGTAGTTCACAATACGTATATATTATGCGAGGGGTGTTACAAGGCCTTTCATGTTGCACCTCTCACAGATCCGGCGCCCGTATTGGTGAGGGTTATTGATAATGATCCTTTGTTGATTGCGCGACCGGCCGCTCCACCTGCAGATGCTCCACTTCCTATACCCGCACTTCCTGCTGCACCCCAATCACCTCCATCGCCGCCTTTCTGACCCACAGTGCCATCCGAACCCGACGTTGCAGCAGTGACGTTTCCACCTTCGCCAGCTTGACCAGCACCTCCCGCACCACCTGCGTTTCCTGTAAGAGCTGCCGTTGAGTTGTTATGGCCACGTCCACTTGCACCATTTCCACCTACACCGGCCGCGCCGCCCGCACCACCATACGTTGTATAGTAAAGAGTAGGATAATACATATAGCTATAAGTAACTGAGTACCTTCGATCCGTGTAAGAGAAACCGCGCCCTGATACTGTTGTGCTCCATTGCTCAGAACCAGCGGTGTAGGCACCTCCCTCGCCTACAAGCGATCCTTGCCATAATATTCTGACTAATCCTCCGTTTCGCGTGAACCAATATGTACTATCGAAGTCATATTGAGTTGTTGACGTAAACTGGCCTAGCCCTTGATATGACTGTGTTCCATTCGATCCTGCATTTCCACTAGATCCAGGGATGCCCTTGCCGCCGCCTCCGCCACCCCCAAAAATACTCCCGGCATTCTTGATACTTACGACAAGTCCCGTGGTGTTCGCGTTTAATGCATCGCCTCCCGCACCTCCGGCAACTGAGGTTGATGTACTTCCAGCACCGCGAGCCCCATAGATTTGGCCATTGTTATCAATAAAGATATAGGTCCCTGACGGAAAGCTGCCGACCGTCAATGCGGCCGTCGACGTGGAGGTGGCACCTATCGTAGCTCCCGATCCTATAACCAATCGAGCGATGTACGGAGTTGATAGTGGTGTGAATGTCGTTGAAAATACAGTGTACCAATTGTAATTCGTTGTCGAACTCGTGACATTGATAACGTACTCTTTGGAAGTTCCATAGAATCTCGAAATTTTAAGAGTCTGGATTTCACCCGCTGCATTGGTCTTTGCGGGTATGTTCGTGGTCGAGGGAGCATCAGGGACGAAGCCGTTTTCTGCGCCTTTGTAATAGTCACTAAGCCTATATGGTTTTGTCCCCCCATACATAGTCGCCAACTCCGATAAGTATATCACCGACCCCTGCGGCTTAAGAAACGGAGTCGCCATTACACAAATCACCCACAAAGTTAAAGACCGATACGTCATAGCCGTTCTTTTTGTAAAACGCATTTCGGCGCTTACCTTGGTTGAAAAACATGGAAAACTGATCCCATATGTCTATTACAATAGGTGTGTATTGGCGATCTTCTGGCTTCTGGCGCTGAACGCGACCAACGGCTTGCTCTACCGAAGACAATGGAGTGGCAAGGATAAGAGTATTCAACCCGGCATTATCGTATCCCTCGGCGATCATGGTCGTCGTGCCGAGAATGATGTCCTTTGTGTTGCTCGCATCTAGATCGGCCTGTTTCATGCCACCAAGATAGAATCCCGTTGTTTTTGCCCATCCACGCTCGGCAATGAGCTTGGCCAATGTCTCGAGGTGAGCTCGGCGGTCGCTAATGATCAACGTCCGGCGCATTGGCTCTTCGGCTAGTACACCTTCGAGAACATCGAGAATGACCTCGTTTCTCGGACCATACCCGGCAATGTTGTTGATCATCCGTGCGACATTCGGCTTTCGATTCATCATCTTGTGTTCGCGACTATAATCGGGATCGCAATCATAAAACTCGCGCATGATGACCTTGAGATCCGTGTCCGTGCGTTTCTTGATCTCGAATACAGGCTTCCCAAGAAACCATTCGAAAACCTTGCGAAGTCCATCCTTTCGATTCGGTGTGGCCGTAAGACCAAGCATTATAGGTGCAGTTATCTTTGGTAAAGCTCTTGAGAAGATCTCTGCACTTATGTGGTGGCATTCATCAACTATCACGATTCCGAAGCATTTAAAGAGATCGCGGTCGTACTCGCGCATCGCTATGGATTGCAAGCTCGCGATCACTATATCCTTGTCCTCTATGTCGACCTTCGCTTGCTTTATGCGCCCGATGCGCGCCGTGGGAATGAACTGCTCAATTCGTTCAGCCCATTGGTTCATGAGAAATTCCTTGTGGCACACGACGAGTGTCTTCTTTTTGAAAATAGTGCTTATGTACAATGCACAGCACGTCTTACCATGGGCGCAACCGAGCACGAGAAGACCCCCGCGACGGCATGGATCATTCGCTGCCTCTATGTACGCATTGACTGGCTCGACCTGGTTATCGCGCAAGCCCCCATTGAAGATGAGGCCTACTGCAGGCACACCCGATGCATTGGCACCGAAGGATAGATCATCGACCGCCGGGGCACCGAAGCGCTCGAGGCCAAAGCACCGCGGAAGGTAAAGCTTTGTAGAGTTTTCGCGCCATGTTGGAAATGGTTGCATTCCCTCTTCGGCATTGGGCATGGACGGATTTATCTTTGGCTGAACTGTGAGAGTTGCCTTCAATTCCTCTATGAGTGCCTCATTTTCGGGCGTTTTTGTTATGCCATAGCCGCGTCGATTGATTGATGAGGCCGTGGGAACCGAGGCCGGCTCAGTGGGCTTTGCTTTCTTCGCCATTTTTGCTGTCCTCATTTCTATGTCGGCAATTCTCTAAGTCAATTTTTGTGTACCTCTTAGATAGGTTTCGGAGAGCAGCAAAGCAATGCTTACACCCATGGATGTCGCGCGTATGATCGCCTTCATCGCAATCATAATCGCCACCCTAGTTCCTTCAGAAATGATGTCCGCACTTGGGCAGCCCGATATTCAAATGGCTGCTAGCACCATTGTTGTGGGACTCATCGTCTTTTACGACGCGATGACCGGTCTTCTGCTTGGTGTATCACTTCTCATCGCATACTTTCGTATGTACTATGATCTGACCGGAGGAAGCGAGAGCCGCCTTCGTAATGGTGGACCCATGCAATCGCTTGTGTCTCGTTTTATTACTCCGGAGCACCTTGAGAGCGCGCAAAGTAATGTGGTCAGCCTTGATGGCATAAACAGCTCCTATGTTGGTATTGAGAGCGTTTATGGTGAAAAAGTAATGGATGCTCAAGGTGAAGCCGGCCTTCGCGGCCTAAATGGCCTCTAAATCTTCTTAGAAAGGTAGTCCTCCACCGACGAAGGTAGTGACCGAGTTGATGTCTTGATGCCAAAGAATATTATGATAAGAAGAGTCAGAAAGTTCATGAAGATCGCACTGCCCATGTAAAAGCGGAATGCATCAAAGCCCATCTTCGATCGTAGGATCGCAAGGAGGATCGTGACAGTTATTGTGAACAATAGCACGACTGTAGCAAATACGACAATGAAGAGGTTCTTGTCTTTCTGATAGGCCCATGAGAAAATGCCCATGACAATGAGGGCAAAGATCATCAGCGCAATGCTAATAATGATACCGCTCACGACTGATCGCGATTGGTTGTCTGACACGAATGTCTCAAGTGCCTCACCGACCGTTCCGGCCTCGTCGGCCTGATCGGCCTCATCACTAGGCTTGCTCTTGAGGAGTGACTCAAAAACCGCTGGCATCGCGCTCTATTTAATGCCCATTATTTCTTTTTGTACAAGGTCTAGTAAAGCGGGCAGCACGCAAGCAAGCGAGACTGCAATGAAATTCGCAATAACATCACTCTTGATGCTCGTTATGATGAGTGTTCTTGTATTAGTTATTATCGTTCTATCGATTCTTCTGTATAAACGCGGCGACGCGAATGCGGAGACACAAATTCGCGTTATCCAACAAGAAGCGCGAGTAGTAGACTCGCCGGATTCGCCTCCGATCTATCCAAAGTCCGATCCGGTGTACCCATTGCGTGGCACAGAAACTACCTATCAACAAATGGGAGTCCTCACAACTACGAGCGAGGGAAGCATGGAGCCGCTTATTCTTCCTCTATATGGCCGGCCAATTCGGAATGGAGACCGGTGGATGTACTACGCTGCTTCTGACAAATACCATATGTGGAAGATCCCGGTAAGCTTCGAGTCCAAAGAGGATTGTCAAGAAGAGGTCGGATGCCGTGAGATCTACAATGGCGACAAGGTATCTGTGCCTATCTATCAAAAAGAATTCACCGCTCAGATTTACAAATACAATACCCTAAAATACGATCCGCGCGTCTAGCTTCCACATGAGCACATAGAGCACAACCGCGAAGAGAAGTGCGCGGATAAGAAGATCGTAATTGTCAAAGATGCTCGAAAACTTCGGAAACTTGCCGTAAACGGCTTGCAGCGTCGATGGGTAAAAGAGGACTAGGGCAATCACGCCGGCAATCGCGGCATTCTTGGCCCGCTCGGAGTTCCAAAGGCTCGAGTCGGCCGCGATGGCTTGCCGTGGCATCGCTTGAGGGCCATGGGGCGCACGAGGAATGTAAGGTGCTGCTTGTACACCTGGCGAAGGATGCGATGGGCCCTGTGCCGCGGCGACCTCCTGCTCCATTTCCTTGAGCACATTTAGAAGCTCAGGATCGTCTTGTGGTCCAGATGCGCTTGGCGCACCGGATGCCGTTGCGGGCAGTTGATGGATCGGCGTGCTCATGGACATACTAGTTTTTCAACACAAACTTTTTCTGTTTTACCGGACGCACAAGGGTTACAATGGCCATTCCAAAGAGCGCAGATACTATATAGTTGCCGATGGATGTCCGGAAGAGGGTCGATGCGATCATTTCGTGTGTAACGCGTGCAAAAAACATAAGTGGCTTTGCTTGCTAACTACCAGTGTGAAATAAATACAAATAGATTGCAGCGATCAAGGACCCGAGGACGAAGGCGCTTGGTCGAAAGATGAAGCTTGGCGATTTGAGCTTCGCACCGGCCATTGCTTCCTATATATACCATTGATACTATCTGCGTTTGTCGGATAGCGGGTTTGAACGTCCTTGAATGCACTTACACGCCGATAGTCCTCTTTAAATTCATTCCAATTCATCGACCTCCAGCGCGATCGGAAGAGCTCGAGTTCGTATTTGTTGTTCATCGTGATGTCCTCGAGCTCGGTCTCCTCTTCTACACGTTTGCGCTCATCCGATTGCCATGACTTGAGCCGATCCACAACGAACTCTTTTTCATACGTCGCCGGACTCGAAACATGGTCTAGGAGACCCATCCAAACATCCTCGATCTTCACCATTTATATTATAGCGCACCTTTGATTTTCCGAATGTATAATTGACAAAGGCAGTGCTCATGTGATCCTACTGCAAAATACGGAAGGTAACCTTGAAAAATAGGATAGTATGCCTGAATCGCTTTTAAATCTTTGATTCTCGCGTACCATAAAGGGCGGAAGTATTCGACGTCCGCATAAAAATCTTGGATTATGTAAGGCCATTTCATGGTCATGTGGTCCTATTTACTAGCCTTACGGTCTTTGTCTTTAAACCGGCCCAAGGCTACCCACGAACGGTTGGCCAAGGCGATATATCGTCGAACAACGTTTTGAACTGCTGTGACACACGAGATTCGTCCGACATTTGTTCTTCGTATAGAGTTCGCGGAATAAACTTTACGACTACTTTCGGCGTCGGGCACTTGGCCATCTTTTGGTCATAAAAACCTTGGGTAAGCATGAACATGCCGACGAATAAAAGAAAAACTGCAATGGACTTCATGGGTGCGATCCCGGCTCTATCGTGTGCGCATACATATTTTATTCCGGGACGGGGTCCGATGCGGCCGGGACAGGATCCGATGCGGCCATCGAGGTAGAGGGTGCGACCGAAGCCATAACGGCATCGATTTTCCTTTTCTCGAAGCTCTCATCTTGCACACTCATGCTCTCAATGTTCTTGGACATTAGAGTATTCAGGTGGTCTTCTTGGTATTTATTATCCATCTTGTCAGCACTCGGATCCCAAGGACACCAGCAACCCACGGTTCCTACAAAAATGTTAAATTTATCACCGGCCTTCTTAAGAAATTCGCAGCGACCCTGTGCCTCTGCAACCGTGTCATAAACACCGCGAACCTTGATGCCGCGCACCGTCGTACGGAATGCATTGAGCTCGTGAAATTCGCGTTCTAGCTCATCCGAATTCTGGTTTTTGAAAAACCGATAATCAGCCTGAAGACGACCCGAATCAAAGAAGCTCATGTTTAGATCGCGAATGGTGTTCAGCATCTCAATTGCCGCATTGTTCTTGTCGCGCGCCGCAAGTAGCATGCTCTCAACAGTCTCGGGGGCCGTATCTGTCTCCGGGTTTCCCGCGATCGCCTCAATGGCCTTAACCTCGGGAGTAAGGTTGTCGATCACGGCGCTCATCGCCTTGGCCTCCTCGCCAAACTTGTTCTTTAGTCCTGCAAACAGGGTCTCCATGTTCTTCGCGTAATCCGCCACGTACCGCTCGAAGTAAAAGACATCCTTGTTCGCTAGAATGTCCTCCGGTGATAGAAAGGATAGGCAAACATACTTTTGGCCGCGTAGCTCGGGGTCTTCGGTTAGGTAATCCTTCTCGGATGTCGGGATGACCGTCGGGGTCGGAGTAGCTTGGGTCGCCATTTCTAAAGTATGAATGATCCTTGTCTTTATATCCGTTTCGGCCAATATCTTTTTTCTATTGTAAAACTAGAATCCAATATTAAGAATGGACTACACGTTCAATACTCAAGAAATGTTCACCCGCATCGTAAAGTACCTCACTGAAGGCCTCGTCATTGGTATCGTCGCATCTATCCTTCCATCGAAGTCTCTGTCCACTCAGGAGATCATTCTGCTCGCCCTGACTGCCGCGTCCGTCTTCGCCATCCTGGACCTGGTTGCACCTGCCACCGGCAGCGCCTCTCGCTTCGGTGTTGGCATTGTCAGCGGTGCCTCCCTGCTGGGCGGCTTCTAAGAGACTTTAGTCTCCTAGACGGTCGAGTAATACGGCCACTTGAGTTCGGCCGTGATGTTCTTCCACACCATGTCTTGCACAAAGAGCTTCGACCGTGCCTTGAGCAGCGGAAAGAGTTTCAAGCATTCTTTGAATCCGAGGATCTCCATGAACTTGTACAGCACATAGCTATACGATAAGAAGTTCTTACGGCCCAGCGGGCAAAATTTCAAAAAGGGTCCTTGAATATCTTTGAACATGTTGCATAGTTTTTCTTCGATCTCCGGTGTAAAATGCGGCGGCGGAACCCCATTGATCCGGTAGATGATGTAATAGATGTGCTCGTAGTACTTGTTGATGCCCAACTTCTTGAGGATCTCGCGCATCTTCTGATACGTAATGCCCTTGGAGTTGACAATCTTTTCCTTTTTGATCTCGGCGAGCACCACTTCGAACACTTCCTCCGGAATGTCGGTGCTCTCCTTGCCTTGCACTTGCGCACACCATTCCTTAAAGTGGTTGATGCGCTTGTATGACAAATGCGATGCCTCCTTCGACGACGGAACCCGGAGAAGTGGGCGGTTTTGTTCCACGATGAGTTGTTGTTGGCATCCGCACCCGGTGCATACCATGATGCCCTCTTGCTGAACGCATATGAGCGCATTCGCGCATTCGGGGCATTGCTCGGTAAACTCGACATCGGGCATGATGAACTCTGGGAGATACGTCGGATCCGTTGCCGCGAGGTAAGCATCGACCAATACAGACTTGTTTGAGATCGGGGTTTGATCCTCTGCCGCTGTTGCCGGTGTAGTCGGAGGAACTAGATGGAGCGCTTCCAATA